ATGAGTGCAAAGTCAGTCAGCGCTCAGGCTCAACTCTTGTTTGGACACTGCGTTCGCCGTTTCGGCCTCAACAAGGATACAGCGTTGCGAATAGTGAAGGACTCGATCGACGACACGGTCAAGGCTAAGAGTTCTATCAATAGATTCGTCGCGGATAGCCGGCTCCATTTCTACATGCTCGGGGATGACGAATATCCCTACGTAGATGGACGCAGATCGGCATTAGGTCTTATTGCACTAGCGGCTACGAGTGTGATGCTCAAGAAACCGGCTTTAGGACTGAACGACCAGAGACCGAGATATGCATGTATTCTCGGCTCGTCCTTGTGTGCCATCCCTACCATCTTACACGGTTACGCTTACGTGCGTAGGTGGTGGGGTAGTGGTTTGACCCTGAAATAGGTAAACGCGCGCGTTGGTACGCGTGATGAGGACGGGCTTCTCGTACTCGATCACAAATCACTAGGCGTGGGTATACACATCCCCGTCTCTTTAGTTACTGGTACTGTGTGTCTCAAGAAGGGTGACATAAAACGTTTGGGTGCGGCTAAGATAACCCACGAACCAGCGAATATATGCAAAGACAAGCAAAAGGGTGCCGTATTGGTCGGACCCGTTGCTTCAGAGGCGTATGTTTGCAGGACGTGCGCGTGCAATGCCCATAACGCGATATGTAATAGACACGGTGTCAAAGCCAAAGAAGTGAAGCGTGATTTTGAGGACGTCCTCAAGTACGTCAACTTTGACGAGGTCAAAAGATACTACAATGAAGAAATTATGTACTGGGAGAGTAATTGGATCAAAAAGTGGCCTTTCAGTAAGCGAATGGCCATTTTGAAATCACAAGCTTGGGATGAGATTGAACCAGGCTCCGTGAAATGTATGGTGAAACGTGAAGTCGGCATAAGTATGCCGACCAAAGCGCGAGCAATTCAGTTCTACCCGAACCTGGCGACTCAGGCGGAGTTTGGAGCAGAATTCACCGCTTTGCAAAAAGCGTACACCAAATACTTTCAAAGGCGGAGGTGTGGGAAAGTCAGAATCACAATAGCTAGTGGTTTGGATTCGGCAGCTCTCGGTAGATGGATGGATGAAGTGACCGAAGATTATGGAGCCAATATACGGTTCTATGAGAGGGACGGTAAAAATTGGGATGCGAGCATGTCGGAAAAACATGCGGAGTTTCGTCTCAACTTTTATTGGTTCATGGGTGAAAAGTTCATCAAATTTGTGCAGGATTGCTTCAAAGTCAAAGGGATGTACAGAGACAAGGAGACGATAATGAAATATATCATGGAATATACTGTCAAATCCGGCCACAATGATACGACACTGGGTAACAACTTATTAAATCTAGCTATTACATTCGCTTCATGCATGAATTATGAATGCGATATCATAGTAGCTGGAGATGATTTGTTGGTCGCAGGGTTGAACTTGGATGGTGACTTGATCAGTTCATGCGAGTCGGATATGGGGATAACGCCTGAATGGCGAATCTTCAATGACCCGTGTGATGTCAGTTTTGTTTCTGGTATATTCGCTCGAGGTTCAAAAGGCTTCAAATTCGTCCCCAAACCGGGGCGGCTTTTGGCGAAGTTGTTTTGGACTGTGTCACCTCCTAGTTACAAGAAAATACAAGCGTACCAACGTGGGATAGCTTTAGGGTTGTTGCCGACCTGTGGCGACATGCCCGTGATTGGACCATGGTTGAGGCAATTCGACAAAGGTAAAGCCATTTATTCCGATCGATCCATTAGGAACAAAGAGATCATGTACGGTAACTCGAAAGATGCCGGCGATCTAACCGAGTGGTTCAAGGAACGATATGGCTTTTCGGACGTTGAATTGGACGTAGTTACTGAATTCCTGTTGAGTGCTGGCACGCAATCGTGTATCCTGAAACACCCGTTGATCGACAGAATTTGTGAGGTCGACAATGCGGATTTGTTGGATCGCGAAACCGTAGGCAAGAGAGGTTTGACGACCCTCCGGGATCCGAGTCCAAACAGGAAAGTACGTATCGACGAAAATCCAACCACAAGTGGTTCAACCACGAAATTCAGTATTCAATTCAATTGAGCATCAGTAGAACTATGCCTAATGCTAAGAAAGTTAAGAGCAAGGGTAAGAAAGCTGCGAAGAAAGTGCAGAAGGCGATCCAACATGTCACCGTCCCAGCGGCTAGAACAACCATCATCAAATCATCCAAACCTACAATGCGGTCCACAAAATCAGGGCTCATCGTTTCACACAGGGAGTATGTGTCCCCTGTGTCATTCGATGACTCCGTCACGTGGAACGTTGATCAGACCTGGCAGTTGTACGGATTCCCCATCCAACCATCAGAGACCACATTATTTCCGTGGTTGTCTACTATCTCCAACTCATTCGAACAGTACAGATTCAATCGACTCGCTGTCAGATACAGCCCCGTCGCTGGAACTAACTCGTTCGGTTCAGTGAGCATAGCATATGACTACGACATACGTGATCTTCAGGTTGCGGCAGCAGCAAAATCGGGACCAGTTTCAGGGCTTCCAGCTATCGGAGACAGAGTCCAGATTTTGCAGAATGAAAATTGCACT